GTGAAGGTCTTTTAATAATAAATATTGTTATGGGTAGAGTAGTTAATTTTCCAGATAGATTTCTATCGCACAGAAGGTATCGTATATCTTTATATACGGACTTCGAAGTAGAACTTGTCCTTGCTGCATTGAATACTTATCCAGAATGTGATAAGAGATATAAACCAGATATGTTGAATGCATTAGATCCAATTTTTGTTAGAAAAGCACTTGACTTTTCGATAGGAAACAGTATAATAAGTAATGTCGCTAAAGATGCGATACAAAACATAATTAATAACATGGAAGAGATTCCATTTGACGAGTAATACATTATGAATATTTTTTATCTACATCCAGACCCCAAGACGTGTGCAGTGATGCATGTTGACAAACATGTTGTCAAAATGATTCTAGAATATGCGCAACTTCTATCAACTGCTCATCGACTTCTTGATGGTGATGAATATGTGGGTAAATCTATTTCTGGACGCAAAGCAATGCGTTGGAAATTGGAAGACGATCGTGATAGTAATCTATACCTTGCATCTCACATGAAACATCCTTCAGGCATTTGGTGCAGAGAGACCACAGGTAACTACATGTGGTTGTATACCCTTTGGCGGAATCTTATGGACGAATACACATTTCGTTACGGTAGGCATCATGTTTCTGAACGATTGATTCCCTATTTGGGTAATCTGCCTACCAATATCAAAGATGGTGATATAACTCCTATGCCTCAGTGTATGCCAGAAGAATACAAGACACTCGACTCAATTCAGGCATATAAGAACTATTATATCGGCGCGAAAAAAAGTTTTGCAAAATGGAAAAATCGTCCGATTCCAGAGTGGTGGAGCGATACAGTTTAATAAATACTTGTATGGAACAAAAAAGAACTCCCATCCCAGTTTTAGATTCCGATGTCCTCGGAAAATAAAGGCGACTCTACCTTGCGTGGAGTCGCCTTTTTCGTACCAACCCTCTAGTTAAAATAAGGACTGCAAATGTCGAGAAGAAAGCAAAATAATCTACAACTCGTCGCCCCATCCGAAACTATCATTCAACAAGAGAGAAGTTCTAAATGCAAAGTTTCATATAATGATTTGAAACAAATTTCCCCTCTAAATTTCAATCAAAGATCTTTTTTCGAAATTTATGATAAGCAAGCATCCGCAGTCCTACTACATGGTGTCGCTGGCACTGGTAAAACATTCATCGCCCTATATAAAGCATTAGAAGAAGTATTAGATAGTTCCAGCAATTTCGAACGTCTCGTTATTGTACGTTCAGCAGTGCCATCAAGAGATATCGGTCACCTTCCAGGTGACGAAAAAGAAAAAACAGAAGTCTATACTTTACCGTATGTTGAAATCTGCGAAGATCTCTTCAATCATATTCAACCATTTGCTCGCTTACAAGAACAAAAAATGGTTCACTTCCTTATTACATCATTCGTTCGTGGTATCACTCTAGATAATTCGATCGTAGTTGTCGATGAATGTCAGAACATGACAGACATGGAACTTAATTCTATCATGACTCGTATTGGTAAGAACTCAAAAGTCATTTTCTGTGGAGACTTCCGTCAAACTGACCTATATAAGAAGAACGATATGTCTGGGTTGCAAAAGTTTATTGCGATCGCAGATATGATGCCTTCATTTAAAACTGTTGAGTTTACAGTAGACGATATCGTTCGATCAAAACTCGTAAAAGAATACATAATTGCAAGACTAGATTACGAAAGTCGCTACGCAGCATAGGAGATAAAAATGTCAACACTACTAGAAGATTTCCACGCATCACTTGGTGATGCATTTACAGGTCTGCCAACCCAACCAAAACAACTTGCACTAGATCGTCCGTCTCAGTTGCAGGCGCAATTGGATGGATTAGATGCAGAAGATCCTGCTAATGCAGATTTTATTGCAAAATTGAACAGAGAAATTACAGAAGCAAATACTGTGGTTGAAGATGAAAATTATTCCATACTAGAGAATGATGTTAATTACTTTTATTTTTATCAAACTAAATTGAAAGAATTTATTGACGAAATGGCTTGACTTTTCGTAAAAATTATAGTATAATGAATTATGTTTAAAACGATATATGAATATGAAGATTTCGCTCAATCAACTACGAACGAAGATGGTAGCAGAGTTTACGTTAATGCCTCTGGTGTAGCGTATCCTTCTGCTACCACCGTTCTTTCTGTATTAAGTCGAGACGGAATTGCCAAATGGCGTGCTCGTGTTGGTGCTGAAGAAGCAGACAAAATCTCTAGGCAGTCATCCACTCGCGGAACAAAGATTCACTCTTTGACCGAGACATATCTCAAGAACGAAGATCTGAAAGAAGCGTATACGAGCACGAAAGCATCGTTGCTTGACCTTGAGATGTTCACAAAATTTCTACCCATTCTCGATCCCATCAGCAATATACATTGTCAAGAACTTGCTCTGTATAGTGACCATTTGCGCATGGCAGGTCGCGTTGACTGTATCGCCGAGTATAACGGGCAACGAGCAGTTATTGACTTTAAAACCTCGGGTAAACTCAAGAAGAAAGAACATATCAGTTCCTACTTTATGCAGACTACTGCATATGCAATCATGTATGAAGAGCGAACAGGTATTTCTATTCCTAATGTTGTAATTCTGATCGCAGTCGAAGATGAGGAACCACAGGTGTTCATCGAGAAGCGTGATAACTGGGCAAAAGAATTAATCAAAACACGCGACTATTATGAAAATGGATATTATCTCGACTGAGATGTAAAGAGAGTATATTATGCAAATTAAAATATTAGATAATGGATGGACCGTGTTCGTTGACGAGGACATCAGAATGTTAACCGACGAGCAAGTTAGACAAGTCGGTAAACTCATTGTTAGTAACATGGTGGTTGTGTTCAAGAACCAATCACTCTCGACTGAAGATGAAGTACGATTCTGTAAAATTATAGGAAAGTGTCAATACTATCCCGTAGAAGCAGAAAGAATTAAACACATTCGTTTAACTGACCATATTCTTCGAGTAACGGGTCAACGCAACAAGGATGGTGAACAAGGATTACATGGTCACAAAGTTGCTCTAGATTGGCATGCAAATCAACCTAGCAACAAAGAGCGAGATCCTCTTATTTGGTTACATGGAGTAAAGGGAACAAAAGGTTCTCGCACCAGTTGGATTAACAACATTGCGAGTTACAAAGCATTAAGTGATGAGATGAAATCTAAGATTGCTGACATAAAGGTATATTGTGGGCATGAACATGGAAAGTACTCACAAACTACAATCTTCAATGACCATGTAAACAGAGACAATTTAATCGATCTTGTTCACACCAATAAAGAAGGTAAGACTGGAATTTTCTTTCCGTTCTTACAAATTTTTGGATTTGATGGATACGAACAGGAACAATTTGAAAGCATTATGCAGGAACTAACTGAACATGTGCTAAAGGATGAGTTTGTTTATCATCATGATTGGGAAGATGGAGATATTGTTATATCGGAACAATGGTTGAGCATTCACAAACGTTGGGATTTCGACGGAATGGACAATCGTGTCCTTCACAGAATTGCATTTGATTATTCAAATTTATATGGGTAGATTTTATGTTTGAAACAAAAACACGGACTTTAGTTAGAGGTATTTCATACAGAGTATCTGCATGGTTGTTCACGATTCTTTGGACATATCTGTTCACTGGAAATATTGGTGAAGCGACGGGGTTTTCGACTATCTTACATTTGATGTTGAGTGTAGACTACTACATCCATGAAAGAATTTGGTTGAAAATTAAATGGGGAAGTGTGGTAAAAAACACTTGACTTCCTACGTTAAGTATAGTATAAATAGAATATTAGTTGATGACAGTTGACAATAAAAGCGGAAAGACGAGGGTTCGACTCCCTCCACCTCCACCATATGGGGGTGACCTGGATATCGATTTTCGTGTAATAGGAATACCGAGACTGATTGACTGGCAAAGCGCCACAAACTGTAAATGCAAACGATAACGTTGCCTTTGCTCTAGCTGCTTAAGCTAGCATTGGGTTTTCGGCGGTTTTCCTCGAAACAGAATAAACCGTCAACCGTTCTAGTTTAGGGTTAAAACGAGACTATAAAGAGTTTCGAAACCCTAAATATAATGCACCTTTGAAAAAAAGTGCCCAGTGTAGGGAGTCACTGGTTAATCCTCTCTCCAGTTTAACAATCCAAGGAATAGAGATGCCTTCCTTTAATAAGAAGACATTGAAAATTCTTTCTTCAATTTTAGTGGTAATTGTAATATATTGTGTATCATTGAGTTATGCAAAAGAAAGAATCGAAGACACCGCAATGGAATACACTGTCGGTGGATATGAGAAAGTCGAAAGCGTAAAACGACAAAACCAAGAAATTTTACAAAAACAAGAAGAAATCATACAAAAAAACGTTAAAAAAGAAAAACAAAAATACCTGTCACAAAATTCTGCAGCAATAACTTGTCTAGCAGATAACATCTACTACGAAGCAGGTAATGAACCCAGAAAGGGTAAAATCGCGGTTGCAGGTGTAACTTTAAATAGAGTTCGCAATCCAAAATATCCATCAAACGTTTGCTCTGTCGTTTATCAGAGAACAAGTAGGGTCTGTCAGTTCAGTTGGACGTGTATGCGTCGACCTGCCAAAGACCCAGTATTATACGCCGAAGCAAAAGATATTGCTAAAAAAGTATTGACTTCTGAGATCAATACGCGTATAGTAGTTAATAGTAACGTGTTGTTTTACCATGCGGATTATGTTAGTCCAGGGTGGAGATTACAGAGAGTTACTAAAATCGGTAGACATATTTTTTACGCAGGATAGATTATGGTAACGGAAGTAATTCCAATAACTGATGAGTTTTTAATAACTAAGCAATTTAAGACGGCAGCAGAGTTCTCCATCTTTATTGAGAAACTCGCAAGAGACTCTAGAACACCATGTATGGATATTCTAATAGACTATTGTGAGAAACGAAATATTGAGGTGGGCTCTGTTGCTAGTCTTATCAGCGCATCACTTAAAGAAAAGATTAAAGTTGAAGCGCAACAACTCAACATGTTAAAAAACGATGATGGGGTTTTGCCTCTCTGATGGACTCGCTTCAAGTTTATCAATTGTATCTCTCATTGAGATTGCATTTCACTAGACCTGATTTCGATATTACCAAATCCCGTAAAGGGGTAAAGGTTTCTAGAGAAGCATTCTTGAAACGCAAAGACTTGTTTGCTCTGCGCAAAATTGCAGATACAAAAACAAAAACTGAGGTCATTGATTTTCTAGTTGCCAATTTTGTATCTGGAAATCAATGGGGTGGTGTTTTTGATACAGAGGCAAATGAAGTCTATACAGAGTGGCAGACACGAATGCAGAAATTAGGATATACTTTTAAACAAGATATCCAAACTCTCTATGCAGATGGTAATCCCCTCGAAGTAATTGATGGTCAACACCCCAAGATATTAAAACTTTATCTTGGTAAAAAGATTTCTCTAGAATC